CCTTGGGGTATTCCAGATACACGTTGCTTACCATTGAGATTACCTACTGCTTTCCATCTCCAAGCAGATTCTTTTCCATATAGAGTTGCTAAGCATTTGTAATGTTTAACTGTTAATTGACCTTTTGCATATTCTTTTGAAGTAAGTCTTTTATTTGGGTCGTTTGTCGCAGTTGCAGCAGATACGAAGGAGAAGCATAGAGCCGCCCCTAACACGATTGCTACCGAGCGAACTAACCGCTTCACGGTTCGCTCTGAGCAGTTTGGCTGCTCTAGCCCTCTGAGTGTACTGGTCATGTCAAGACCTCATTTCATACTAAATTAGGACATATTCGGACATATTGAATATATGATTTACATCACTTATCTGTGCTATAGAATCCCTTTCCTTTAAATACCAAGCCTGGTACTGAGTAGATGCGATTAGCCTGTGCGCCACAATCAGTGCAACGCACTAAGTCATGGTCCATTGATAATTCGAGTTCCATTTGTGTATTGCAAATAGGGCAACGATATTCATACATTGGCATTAGGCGCTTCTTTCTCACAGGTTTTACATCTCCAGTTCTTAATCTTCCACGAACCACATTGTTCACATCTAATGCTTGCCGCTTCCCAATCAATATCTGGCGGTATTCGGTCATAATCTGCCTTGCGTAATAACTCCACCAAATCACCCAATGTCAACATACAGACGAACTCCTCGACTGATGCTTCCCCTTGCCCATTGAGTCTGAAACACGCAAATCCTAATTCCCCCGATTTAGACGTGCGTGCTTTGATTTGGCGAAGTGTCCCTTTTATGTCAAGTGAGTTACGCGCCTTTACCTCAATGTCGAACGGAACATTAAGGCAATCTTTGCCTTGACCTCTTCCTACGCTTGCGTTTGGCCACCATTGCTGCAAATATGATGCTACCAAACGCTCAGTGGCGTAGCCACGATGCTTACGATGTTGGCTCGGCATCAATCTCCTTGGTTGTGGTCAGTGCAATATGGCTTACTGCATGACATTTCAAGCAGGTGATAAATACCTTGTCATTAGCCTCTGGAGTAATAGCCACAGGTTCATTGCATAAATCGCAATAGATAACAATATCCTGCGGTTCTTCGAACTCTCCGCCCAAGATGGTGGCTGTCCCATTATCAAATACTACCATTTCGCCCATTATTTTCCCATAACTGCTAGTAGGTCATTTACTGTAATGAGAAAACCTCTGCTTTTATTTGGAGGAATCTCACAATTTATTTCACGACCATATTTATTTATGGCCTGAATAACGTTAAATGTTGGAATCATTAGAACGCTTTCTTCTAACACAAAAGCCCAGTAATCCGCTTCTGTGACTGCAATGCCTGAAGCCTGCCAACTTTGTGTGCTGTTGTACCAACACTCAACCTCTATGTATAAGTTGCCAGTTTCATGCCATCTACGGTCACGCTTGACTTCAACCGTTTTGCCATTGGTAAGCAATTCCTCAACTAACTGCTCACCTGCATATCCATAACGAAAGTCTAAGTCAAATGACGAAAGAGTTGTCATGCTCTAACCTTTTGTGGTTGCCATTGTCCATTTGCATTTAGTTCTAGCCAAATGCGTTCAGGGTCACATGGCTTTTGTTGACCAACCTGGTAATTGCTAAATTTGTAGGAGCAATCCCACGCAGCCCATTGTTTTCCATTCTTGCCTGTACCAGTGCGCAAGACTCTTTGTTTGCCACATTTACATAACGGGATGTCTTTGTCAGTCGTGCCACCTATAATGTCCTTCACCGTTGCTACGGCTTCAGCCGATGTTGCAGGCGGCGCAACAGTTTTGATTGTCCAAGGGTCTTCTTCGTTCACGACAGGGATATATTCTTTTGATTGTGGCTCTGCGAGTTTGACTCTAGCCATGTCTTGAACTGTTGGTTTGTGCTTGGTTTCGAGGATAAGAGAGAGTGCTCTGCCAATCGCTGACGTGACAGTATCTTCAACGTAAAACTTACGCATCGAAGCATTAAACGTACTTGCATCTCCAAAAGCGTAATCGACAGCAGCAGGAAGCGTATCTTCATGCTCGCGGTAAATCTGGGCTGATACGAGGATATGACCCTTCTCAGCATTAAATTGAATGACATCTGTGACAATCCTTCCGACTGGGTATGCGACCTGAAAACGGCGAATCCTGCTATTAATATCTTCGTACGAACTCAAATCAAACATATAGTTCATCCTCTTCTGTTGCTAGTTCGAGTGCTATTGCCAGGTAGGCAATTGCATCTACGTATGAATCAACGTGGCTTGGGGTTTCTTGGATTCGGCTAAGTTTGACTTCGACCATTGCAAGGCAAGCCTGTGCGTCTGTGATAGGGAAATCAAATAGATTGGATAACCTTGCAGATATCCGACCTTGGTTGATTTTTGGATGACCGTAGATTGCACCACGATTTTGCATAATGTCGATTGCATCAATTAGCGCCTTCGTTGCTTTCAATTATTATTCCCTCCAAAATTCTTGACGTGAAACCGCACGTCCTCGTAAGTAGCCGTCACGATGGCCCTGTTCGCGTCCGATTGTGATGCCCATGTAATAACCGATAGTTGTGAAAACGATGCCAAATACAAAACAGAGTAATGGTGACATTTAGTTACTCCAGCACATTGATTGATAGTCAGTGATTAAGCACCATTGGCCCAAGGCATCGTCAAAGATGACTTCATAACTGTTGCCAAAATCCTGAAGGATTGTGCGTGCTGCCATGAGGGTTGCATAGTTATCAAACCAATAGATGTAATCCAGTTCGTAATTGACTGGACCTTCGAAACGTCCGTCCTGTGCTTCCCAATTATTGCCCTTAAACTGCATTGAGGTTTCGTTAAGGTTTTCGAAATCCTCTGCCATGTCCATATAAACTGCCTTCATTGCACCCATGTTATGCACCTACCTTTGAGCATGTATCAACATTGTGACCTAATGACATGTAGAAATCGATTGATTCGTTGACGCGACCCAAAAAGAATGAGTAATCCATCTCACCAGGTTGCTTAAATAATTTTGCGCCGCAGAAACCGCATGCGCAGGACCACTCTTTTGTTGGATTTAATGTATTCACGTTTTGCCCCTTTTCCCAATTCGTTCGATTGGTTATGGCATTAGTGTTGCACAGAGTTTTGGCTAGTCAAGCCTATTTTGATAACGAAATGGTAACAATTCTGCATCGTCCATCTGGACATCTATGTCCCTGCGTACAGGGAAAATGTCGCTAGCGAGGCCGCCCATACCGCTTGCCATGCACTAGAAACGTGCCATCCTTTTCGACATAAATCAGGTCAACCTGGACATTTTTGCCTATCTCTGTGACAATGGCAAAGGCTTGCTGCCAATTCGGCATAGATACGTATTTGGCGGCTTTAACGCTCATTGCGTGTCCCACTTCAACACCGTGCAGTACGCGCCTCACAGAGCCGTTGTAGGCCTCAGAAACGGCACTCCTGCCAGCACGATGCGTGTGTCCCATAATGGTTGACACCCCTGCCTTTTTGGCTTGGTTCAACGCGCTCATTCCTGGATTGGGATTTAGCCCACCAAGGTCACCGTGAACGGCTATCCAGCCGCGAGCAATAGGGAAGGCTTCCTTATGAAATTGAATACCTAGTTCATCAAGTTTCATGAACTTTTCAAACTTTAGTTCTGGCAAAGATAGGAAAGCAGGAATCTTTTTCATGATGACGTTATACAAACGGTCCGTGTGATTAGAACGGACTGAATGTGCTTCCTTGGCGTACTGAGTCAATCGCCATAACACATCAACTGTGTGGTCGCGGTCATCCGCTAATGTCTGCTCGTACCAGCCTGGAGTATTTTCAGTCCAACGGCTTATCTGAGGGAGGTCAATCTCATCTCCAATAGTAACGACAGAATCGTGCTTAAACGCTTTTGCAAATAATTCAAAGTTTCGTACAACATGTGCATCCTCATAAGGACACTGAAGGTCTGGCCAAACGATAGTACGTTTCATTCATCCTCATCGTCATCCTCGTAATCGCCGAATTTTTCGGGTTCGATTGGGGTTGGCAAAATCCAAGCAGGATAGGCTTGCGGCTCGGTAATCATGAACAACACAACAGACTCAGGAAAGCCTGCCTTCTTCAATGATTTGTAGTATTCATGCAGCCCAATACAGAAAGCATCAAGTGCTGAATACCCTTGGTCCTGTAACGCCTTAGTTGCTTTTCTTGCCATGAGATAATTGTTACCTCTCTAAGATACGAATAATCGTTTCGACACGCGCCTCTAATGCAGTTATTTGGTCGCGCATACTTGAACCGCTATTTGGCTTTAGTTCGTTTAGGTAATGCTTTACCAACCATTTTACTGCACCAATAAATGAACCAATAACGGTCAGTGCAGCAACTACAACACCCGTCCAATCTGTTGGACTCATGAGATTTGGTCATCGGTTGGGTCTAGGTACTTGACGATTGGTGCAACTAAAGCGGATGCAAGAACTGCATATTCAGGACGAATATCAGCAACTAGCGCTAGGCCTAAAGTAATTGCTGAAACTGCAACTGCTTTAAGGTAAGACTTAATTGCGTTCTTTGTGTTTTTATTCATTTCCATTTCCTATTCCTAACATGGGGATATCGAACCACGAACCGTTTTCATCGCCCTTTTTAGTAAAACTGATATGGATATGCTTATCGTGGCGATTAATGCCAGAATAAGGTCTGAAACGCCAAAACGATTTAGCACTGGCAATCTTTCCTGCATAGATGACATAGGAAATTCGTTTGTCTTTCTTGGCGCAAATGCGTATTTGGTCGGCAAGATAAGCACCTGTGCTGGAGCGTGAGTCGAGGTCCTTATCCACATCAATAGCCCTGACGTAGCCGTTAATCTTATCGGGATTGTGGTCACTCTTACGATTGGAGTGTGCGGCATCGCCTATCCAGCCATCGGACTTACGGTCTCTATCTGGAAACGCATCATCGATTTGCTCACGAAGTTGCTGACCAGCCTTGCACAGTAATGGCTTCATTATCCCAGAATAGTTTTTAGTTCATCTTCGGTTAAACCGAGTCGAGCCAATAAAGTAGCCTTTGATGATTCTCTTTCAAGTAGTGCATCTTCTTCGGCTTTGATTCGCGCTGCTTCATCAGCCCACGCTTTTTCAATCTCTGCTTGCTCGGCTGCTGTTAAAGGAATTTCTACGATTTGGCCTGTTTCGAGATTATGTTCTGTTCTAAACATTATTTGACTCCATATACATAAACTGTGCCGCCAGTCCAGTTACCAGCGCTGTTAGAAAATACTAAAGATGTAATTTGTGCACCAGTGCTAACATGCCCACCGTAACTAACTGCATACCAAACATCGCTTGGATTTAAGAATGTGCCATAAAACAGCATATTCTTTTTGGTGTAGTTTGTTGAATACTTGTCAATACGCAAAGTAAATCCATTTTGACCGTCATTGGCTTTAATTGATGATACGCCTTGACTTACATAATTAAAATTAACTCCTAGCGTTGTTGCTGTGCTTCTATCATAAGAAGTACCTGCTGCCAAGCACGGGGTTGTTGAACCGTTTGGCGCAATTTGTAAAGAACCACCAGTGCCACAAGTAGCCTGATTTATTACGACATACAAATCAACATAAGTTTGGTCGATACTGCTGATAGTTGTAGATGCGCCGCTTAGTGTCGTTGTGCTGAGCAAAGTCATTCCGCCACCTGCAGCACCAACTGCTACCCATGCTGAACCTGAGTAATACTCTGTGCTATTTGTGTCTTTCAGATAGGACATCTGTCCTTCTTGCGGTGAAGTAATCGCAGCAGTTCTTGCAGCCGCATTAGCAAAGACATTAACGCCCTGCATTAAATAACCGTTTGTATCTGCTGCTGTCAGAACCTCACCTGTGGTAAAGGTCTTAAAGCCTAGTCCTGCTGCCATTATTACTCCTTAGTACGATAGAACGCTAGTATCAAGAATACCGTATAATGCTGAATCCAGAATGAATCCATCGATAATAGGTTCTAGGGTTGTGAATTGGGTTTTCCAAGAATTAGGCGTAATGCTGTGAGCAACGCCAAACACCTGCAAAGTTTTAGTTAGAGCCGATGACCCTGGTTGTGTCGTTGTGATAGTTACAGGGTCAAAGAAGTCCAAGTCCAAGGCTGCAATGATTCCTGCGTTGTAATCTGCTGTATAAAGGTCCAAGGTAATCGCATCGCATCGAGTAGTTGTTTCTGCTCTGGATGCTACATAAGCGCGTGCATAATCTAAAGCAACTGCGTCTGTTTCCATCAAAAGGTTCTGTTGGTTGTATGAGTGAATAAAGTATTTATCTATTGAGGCTTGGTTAATAGCAGTCTGAGTTGTGCCGCCTGTGCGAGTAATCTGTGCTGAGTTATAGATAAGCACGTCATTAAGAAGCCATAAGGCATTGAAGTATTGGATGCCTGTGCCATCATCGTTAAATACCACTGGAGTGCCATTTACGCTACTGGTTGTGAACGCTCTGTCCTGGAACACGAACTCACCATTGGCATCGACATACAAAGAACCATATTCACTAATCTCGACAGTCTGCATGGCTTCAAGGGCTGTTCTAGGTGTGCCAGGGTCGGCTAGTAAAGTTGTTTGACCAGCATCAATATCACGCATAGAAGCAGGCCAGCCGATTTGGTCAAGAATCTTATTGATTCGTGTGCCTGATAATTGACCTGCACCTGAGTCTGTGACTGTTGATATTTGTGCGTTCTGTGCCAATCTAAAAGCATCAACGGCTGTGATAGTTGTATAAACAACTTCGCCAACATTTTTAGGTGTTGTAGTCAAGTAACCTGTAATGAAACCTGAGAAAATTGGGTAAGTTACTCCTGAGTAGGTTGCAGTTATCTGCACCTTACGCATTGGATTAAGAAGGCCTGCGTATGGGCTGCTAGGGTTCTGGGGATTAAAGTCACCATTCTGGTCAACAATCCTAAGGCTTAACTGACCTGTCTGGAACTGGTCAGCCTGTGCGTTGCGGCCTCTAGTTGTATCAATTTTGTCAACTTGGTTAGATACATCAACAATCACGGCTGTGCTATCTGCTAATACGTTTGTCCCAAAAATACCTGTATCAAGAATAAAAGCCTGGGCAAAAGAAGGGCCAGTGCTAAAATTAATTGTTACATTTATTGTTGGAACAGACATCAAATTGCTCCAGCGTAAGTTGTTGAACTTCCGTATCTATTAAGGTTTTGGATTGCTCCTTGAACAACTGACGCTATTTGTTGGTCACCAATACCTGATGCATTAATAATGTAGGTTGAACCACCATTTGAGGTGTTCATTGACGCAGGATTAAAACCAATTCTGTTTTGAAGCGCTCCTAGGTCTGGCATTAGTAAATCAAGTTTCTCACGGACAATGGACCTTTGTTGTTCTATTGGAGTGCTTGGTCCAGTTAGAACTTGGAGTTGTTTTACTTCTGCTGAAATCTTATCAAGCATTGCTCTAATAGAAGCACGAATTGTTTCGATGAGTGCTGCAAAAGCATCTTTAGCCTCATCGGCCTTTTTAATCATTCCAGCCATTGCTGTGTTCTGGTCTTTAATGGCAATTAAAGAAAGTAAACGCATCTTTGTTTCACTGTCAGTGGTTTGATTTAATGCAGCAAACAAACCTATGCGTTCAACATCAAACTTCTTTTCTAGTTCCTTTAGTGCTAACTCATCGCCTGTTAGTTTAAGTTTTCTAGTTGTGTTTTCATTATCAATCTTTTTAAGATTGTTTTGTTCCTTTTGAAATTTAATAGCATCTCTATTGATTTTATCTATTGCAGCGCGTTCTCCTGGAGATTGTTGACCTGTGCCTGCTGCACGTTTTTTGAAAAATTCTCCAGCCATACTAAATAAGCCAAAGCCACTAAATGAAAATGCATCTTTAGTTCCTTGGAGTAAATCTGCCCCACCAGGAAGTTTTCTTAATTGAGAGATAAGAACGCCAACTGCATAAATAGCGTTTCCTACTTCAGCAGCAAAACCTTCCATTGCTGATGTTGCTCCGCCGATGCCTTCTTTGCCTGCAATAAGTGACATTGCATCTAGTAGGTCTTTACCAATAATTTCTTTAGCGTTCTCAGAAGCAACTGCTAGACGGTCCATCTGTCCTGAGTATCCTTCAGCAGCAGCAAGAGCCTGGCCAGAAAACTTTTTTGTAAGTTCTGTTGTAATTAAGTCCATGTCACCAGATGCAAGAGTCGCTTTAGATAAACCTGCACCTAAGCGACTAAGGGCTGTTGTTTGCCCACCATAAGCCTTTGCAAGGGCCATAGATACAGCGCCTAAATCCTTGCCTGTACCTGCTGCAATATCCAGCGCTAGGTTTAAGCCTTCTTGAGATTTACTTACATCACCTGTGGCTGTAAGAAGAGTTCTAAACGCTGGTCGAAGGTTGTCATCAAGGACACCTGTTGCGCGTTGTAAATCTGCAATAAACTTTTCAACTTCAATTGCTCTAAAAGCATTACCTGTATTAGCCAATGCCAAGGAAAGAGAACGAGCAGCCTTCTCATCAGCAGCAAATGCCTTGACTGATGCTTTACCAAATGCAAGAACTTTAGAAGCAGCAAATACTCCAAGTAATTGTTTGCCTAATTTAGCAACACTTTTTTCTAATTTTTGCGAGGCAGTTTCGGCTTGCTTAAATGCTTTGTTGCCTGTGTATTCGGCTGCAATATCTATAACGACTTTTGCCATTAGCGATTTCCCACCATTCTGTTAAAAGTCTTTCCAGCGTTTTCTATTGCTCTAACAACTGCAAGAGTTGCTTTGCCTTTGTCATTTTCCCAAGCAGCATAAAGTGCGCGACCTTGTTCGTTTCGTTTGCCACTCATCGCAGGAAAAGATTGTGCAAAGTTAGGTCGTGATGATGGCTTTGTGCCTGGAGCATTACGCCCTGCAATTTCATAAATAGAACCTGCACCTGAAAGGTTACGAAGTTGCGCTAATGCTCTAAAGCCTCGTGTATTGGCCTTTGATGGTGTTGTTTTGTAACCTATGCCGCGCCTCATAACTAGAGCGTTGAACACGGGAAACTTTCCACCTTCACGCGCCCAATTACTTAAAGGCGATTGAGAAGGAATAAATCCTCTTGCTTCTTTTACAACAGGCTTTAGGTAACTAGCAATTTCCTTTTGTGTTTCTTTGCCTAGTTCTGGAGCAAAATTACGAAGTGCTTTTCGGAGTTCAATGCCGCCCTTTACGCTTACTGGCATCTCTAATCTCCTTTGCTTCGTCCTGAAGAACCTTAATTAGATTCTTTAGCATTACTTCATCTAGTTCTAACAAATGTTGTGGCGCGACTCCTATCCTCACGCTTAATTTAGCAATGAGGTAGGTGACGGAATCGCGCCCTAGTTCGGGGAATCGTCATCAAGAACTTCAACATTTGCTAAAGTTTCGATAAACTTTTCCCCGAACATTGGTACGGTTTCACCTGACCTGCGAATACATTCCCAACAAAGCCAGAAGATATCGCTCTGCTTCTGGTCCTCAATAATCGCCTTATGAAAGCCCTTCTTGGCGTATATCTCAAAACCATACTGCACTAACGGTGTAATTGGATATTCTCCAACTGAACCATCTACCCTTGTTACTCTTAACTTTGCCATTTTTGCCCCTTAGTTTGTTATTAGAATGTGCCTGATGTTGCTACTGCAACTGTTGAGTTACAGTTCCAAGTTACTGACATTGAGCCGACATCGCCAACTGCGCCGTTAACGTCAGTAGTGCCGTTTACAAGCACCGACATTGTGTACAAAACGTTCGTTGCGGATACTGCTGCTGTCTTGTCTTGGAGTAGAACAAGTGTAACTGTTGTTCCCCATGCAGCCTGAAGTGTTGCAAGAACGCTTGCTGCTGCTGTGTCGTTCAAAAAGTCGATAGTTACGGAAGAAGCCTCTAGCCCTTTGACCGCCTTTACGGAAGAATCGCCCATTGCTGTGACGGCTACTTCCTCAAAGTTGCGGTTCAGGGAAACGCTTGTTACGTGGTCAGAAAGGTCAACGGAATTAACCTTAACGCCGACCTTGTTATTTAGAAATACAGCCATTTAGGTTATTCCTCTTCTTTCTTAATAGATGTTGATTTTGGTGCTGCTGGTGTTACCTGCCCGATTTTCTTCAGGAAGGCCTCGTTCTCTTTTTCCCATTCGGACATATTAACTCCAGGTGGTTAGTACGGACAGTGACATCTCGCAAGTAAGCAATGAACCAGAGTCCACGTTTAGAACGCTTGGCTGACTAATTGCTCCCACATTATACGTCAAGGATGACGCTGCGAGTTTATTGAACACGCCAACTAAGGCTGTTTCAATTCCATTGAGGTTGCCTTCGTTATCAAACAAAGGAACAGTTATGACAATCTTAAAATTAGCAGTTGGTGCAATTGTATTGTGCTGGTTGTTGTTAGGCGTTAGGTATGGGTCATCTGGTGCGACGATAACGCTGTTTGCCAAAACTGTTGCAGGTGGAAACGCAAAAGTTTGCCATTTAGTATTATCAACTAAAGCGGTGGCAATTGTTGTTCTTAAGGTTGTTAATGCTGTTGACATCGCCTATCCAATCATTGAAGAAGGCGATAGGGCATGAGCAATTAAGCCTCTGATTCTGGCCAAAAGTGTATTTCCCATTTTATATGGGCTTGGCGCAAAGTCTGGAGATACGCCGCCTGAACTGGTTGTCTGACGTGATTGCCAGATATCAACTGAAATTAAAAGTGCCGCTTCTTGCACTGCTGCGTCGGCAGTCCAGTCTGTGTAAGTTTCTGCTGTTACTGAGCCGAAAGGTTCAATGGGATGCTTAGGCTGAATAACTGTGTGAGTCGTTGTTATTGTAATTGAATTTTCACCAACGGCTGTAATTGTTTTTGAACCATTGTATTTAGTTCCAGAATTAGCAATAGTTACAGTCTGTCCAACATAAAAAATGTCTTTTACTAAAATATCAAAGTATAAAGTTCCTTGTCCTACAATGTTGCTATGTGCTACTGCATACCATTGTGGATTCCATAACATAGGAAGGATTACAGCGTCAGCAGCATCGCATGTCTGTTGAAGCGTAGCGTCGTTGTATAAAGTTCCAACGCCAAGTGCTGAACGAAGTTCTGCAACTGTGCAAAGTGACATTCTTAATCCTTTCTAAAGACTGAAGGCGGGGCAAGGGCTGCGCCCCGCCTTCAGTGACTTAGGGTATTGCTTACGGTGCTGTGTAATTGAAGCGACGAACGCCCTTACCTGATTTAGCAACATAGAGTGCTAGGTATCCGTAAAGGTTGATTTCGATTTCGCCTGAAGTCAATACGTTAACACGAAGTTGTGTTGTTGGTGACTCCCAAGCATATACAGAGCGTGGTGCAACTAGGAACGCTGAATCATCAATAATTCCTGAAGTTGTGATGTTGTGGTCAACAATAAGGTCTGTACCAAGTACGCCACCAACAACAGAAGTTGCTACTGCGTTACCTGATGCGTTGTAGGTTGCGCCTTGTGCTGAGTAAAGTGCGCGACCTGTTGTGTCAGCGTATCCTGCGATTGCTGCCCATTGGTCAGTTGAAGCAACAAGTTTGTTAGCGAAATCTCCGCCAGTTCCCTTGTATGCTGCTGCACCTTCTACTGAAATGAATGATTGAAGTCCTGCTGCTGTTGCAGCAACACCTGTTGCTTGTGTGCCAGAAGCAGTAAATGCTGCAATAAGTGCTGCATCTGTTGCCTTTTCGTAGGCTTTACGTAACTCAGCCATCATCAATTCCATGAACGCAGGAGATGACCTATCTGCCAACTCAAAACTGATGCGTTGTAATCCACTGAACTTATTTACGTCAACTGTATCGTAAGCAGAAGTCATTCCTGTTTCTGATGGTGCTGCACCTTCGTTTGTATCTGCAACTGTTGGTGCTGTGTTAGCGGATGACGCATTGGTATAAAGGCGAGGAACTGTAAATGACATTCCACTTTCTACCAATGGAGCGCGTGTTACTGCCTCAAATGCTGGACGGCCAGTAAATGTGTCAGTAAGGAAAGTTTGTAAATGTCCTGGGAGCGTCAAACCAGTGTTGGTTGAAGTCGAATCATCTGCTGCGCGAATTACGCGACGTGATTCATCATCACCAAGTGCTGCCTTGATGTTTGCCTCTAGGTATTGTGCTGAAGTAATTGGTGCAACACGTTCGCGTACGTTTGTAACGCTAACTGTTGGACGTGAGGCCTCTACCGCAGGGGTTTCGACCTCAGGAGTTGTTGCCTCTGCTGGAGTATTCTCCACGACGGCCTCGCTTTCTGTTGGTTGGGTTTGTTCTACAACTTCAGAAACTTCTGTTTCTTCTGCTGCAATATCAGTAACTTGAGCCGACTTAAATGCAGGCTCTGTTACTAAACTTACTTCCATGAGTTTTGCGGCTGTTACATGGATGACGCCGTTCTTGTTAAAAGACTTGTCAACTTCTACGCCAACAGATAATCCTGCCTGTAATCCTTCGCTTGCAAGGATAAGTGCATCTGTACCGCGTGATGAGTTGCTGATTTTGAATGATGCAAAAATTGCATCTTCTGTTTCAGTAAAAGACTGAGCGCGGCCTAGCGGGGCCTTGACATCATGCTGTGAAAGCAATTTAACTGTCTTTGGTTCTGGAATCTGTATAGAACCGCGCTCAAAGATAACTTTGCCTGCTGAAGTGGAACCTGTTTCCGCACCTAGCGGAACAATCTTTCCTGAAATCATGCGTGTATCGCTAGAGGCTTGAATATCCTGTGCGAATGACGCGTCAAATGTAATTTTCAAATTACATACCGCCGTTTCCATTAGGTGTTTGGTCTGTCATTTCCATTGCCTGTTCTAAAGTAATTAGGCCTAAGGAAAGAAGTTTTTCTATTACGAGAAGTTCCTGCATTGGGTCTTGACGTAAGAATTGTTTGTCTAAATCAAAGCGCACTTCGTTGCCATGTGCAGTTATGTCATCCATTGACAAACGGTCCTCAATTGCGCTAATAAATGGCTGCAAAGAATAGGCAACAAAGTCTTTGCGTGAATCAAGAACGTTTGTGTATGTATAACTGGAGTTCATATCTGCTGAAACATAAATAGCAGGTACGTTCATCATTCTGGCAATTTCCGTAGCAAAGAATTGCTTGCTTTCGTCGTACATCATTTCTTTTGGTGAGAAAGATGTCGCTTGGTATTCTAAAGTAGATGTTAAATAAGCAGTTGCACGATTGTTACGTGCAGACTTCCATGCCGCTAATAATCCTTGAACTTCTTTAGGGTCTAGGTCAGCACCATTGTTCTTTAATACACCTGAAGGCATTGGAGTTGCCGCAGCGATTGATGCAGCCTTATTTAAGTCTGCTGCTGCACGAATAAGTTCCTTACCACGTGCTAATACGCCTTCATCAAATGCTTGGAATGTAATTAAACTTCCAAGGCCTTCCATTGGCACTGCATAACCGTCAACATAGTATTGAGTTACATATTCGTTTTCAATATTCAAATCAAATGTAACGCGAGTGTTAGCAACCCACTCAAAACGAGCAGGACGGCCATCATCTGCATAAAGTTCTGTAACCTTCCAATATGCAACGCCGTAAAATAGTAATGAGTCAACAGTCCAGGCAATAGTTACTGAACGTGGCTGTGACTTAGATGGTTGTTCTAACCAAACTGGTGAACCTAGTTCTTCGCCTGTTGATTTGCGATATAACTCTAAAGGAATTGATGCAATTGTGCCTGCAATAAGATTGCGGCATCTAGCCAATGAGGCAATGCTCATGGCCTCTTCGCGACGGATACCAAGTACACCATAATTGTAAAGATTGTAATTCTCTGACATCAATTGAGGCGCATATTGCGCAAGGATTGAAGATTCCTTTTGTGTTGCTTGCGTATTAAAACGCGAGAAAATACCCATTTAGACAGTGTACCACATTATGTCTAACATTTGACAATTTCGTGTCGTTGTGTCTAGGCAACAATTTGAGGTCGTGAAACTGGCATAGATAGTTTGTGGACCACCATTGCAGTTGCGATTGCACCCGAAACATCTCCAGCGCTCTTACGTCTTACGATTCTCCAAGCAGTGTCGTTTGTCTTGGCTGCACAGTTGTTAAACATCTGCACTAACTCCTGTTGGCCTTGATGCTCAACCCTAGAATTAACAAATCCGTCTAGCAGTTCCCCACACGCCTGATAGAAGCGCTGACCAGAGCAATCTTCGACCATAACGCCTGAATTAGAGAGGCGGTCTGCAATTGACTGCGTGGTGTACTTGTCATACATCACCGCACGCGGTTTCCATTGGTCACAAAGCGCTTTAATGTCAGCCGCTATCTTTAAATCATCTACTGCGACTGAGTTCTCCCAAGTCTGCATCAAACCAAACCCTATTTTGCCAGAAGGAAGAATCTGGCCAGCAATAATACTTGCATTGCGTCTTGATGGGCTAACGTCAAAGGCAAAGATTGTAATTGGTCCAGGTGACATTACTAAATCACTATTTGAGGTTTCTTCGATAACGCCAAGCGGCCAAGGTGACTGCAATGAGTCAACCCACTGGCAAAGCGTTTCTGTTCTGGTTGTTTCAATGCTAGATGGTTCAGCAGTTCCAATGGAAGGCCTTGGAAGTTTAATTACGTTCCAAGCATTTGATGAAGGCGTATTAGCACGTGGAAAAGAACTTATTCGTGCGGCAGCAGACTTAAATAAAGCAGCATCTATTGCTGCGGCAACACCAATGCCTTCTGGAGTGCTAAAAAATAACGGTGCTGACTTAGACCCTAAAGAAGTTCAAGGATTATTAGCAGCATGGAAATCTGCACGCAATAATCGTGCAACCGCTTATCTCACATCTACTTTAGAGTACCAAGCAACGTCTTTCTCACCCAAAGAAATGATGTACGACGAAAGTAAGCAATTTTTTTCTACTGAAATTGCCAGAATGATGAACGTACCTGCAATCTATGTTTCAGCGGATATGAACTCAAGTTATACATACACAAACGTTCTTGATTCACGCATAGAAGTAGGCCATCCGATTTGGTCAAGAATCTTATTAATGCGTGTGCCTGATAATTGTCCTGCACCTGAGTCTGTAACTGTTGATATCTGTGCGTTCTGTGCCAATCTGAAAG